CTACTGGAGCTGAAGGACAATGGACTGATGGGGATTTTGTTAGATTTAGATATGGCCTTCCTGAAAAAATAGGAGGCTGGGAACAAATAACTTCAAATACACTAGTCGGTGCGGCTAGAGATCAACTTGTTTGGGCTGACTTGGATGGTAGAAGATATTCAGCTATAGGTACTAATAAAGCTTTAATAATTTATTTTGAAAATTCATTTTACGACATTACACCATTAGACGCTGCAATTGCTGGAGCAACCTTTACAACAGCTAATACTAGTCCAACTGTAACAGTAAATAAAATAGCCCACGGACTTTCTGCTGGAGATTTATTTACATTTACATCTGTTACACCTCCATCAGGAGCTGGTTATTTGGCTGCAGATTTTACTACAAATACTTTTGAAGTTGTGACGGCACCAAGCCAAGATACATTTACGATTACAATGGCAACTAATGCTGGAACAACAGTTGCGGCAAGTGGAGCAGCAACAATAAATCCTTATGTTAAAGTAGGACCACTAAATCAAACTTCTGGTTTTGGTTATGGTACCTCTGGGTGGGGTGGATCATCTGGAGTAATATCAACACTTAATGGTTTACTACAAGATGATACTGCTGGAACTGGAGGGTCTGGTACATCAATTACTTTATCTTCTGTTGTTGGTTTTCCAACATCTGGAACTATAAAAGTAGGCACTGAATTTATTTCTTACACTGGTATATCCACAAATGATTTAACTGGTATTACCAGAGGAGTTGCAGGAACAAGAACTGCTCATTCTACTGGTGCTTCTGTTGAAGTTTATCTTGGATGGGGAACGGCATCATTAACTGGTGGAGTGACCTTAGAGTCTGCATCATGGTCATTAGATCATTTTGGTTCAAAATTAATTGCAACAATAAAAGATGGTCAAACTTTTGAATGGGATACAATAAGTAATGTTGCTGCTGCTTTAACAACTAGAGCAACTGTAGTAAGTGGGGCACCCACAAAATCTGTTATGTCAATTGTTTCTGAAAGAGATAGACATTTAGTCATTCTTGGAACAGAGACTACGATTGGTACTTCAAGTACCCAAGATAAAATGTTTATAAGATTTTCAGATCAAGAAGATATATCTGATTATGCTCCAACTTCAGTCAACACTGCGGGTACATTTAGAATAGATTCAGGAACAAAAATTGTGGGAGCTGTGAGAGGTAAAGATTATATTTTAATTTTAACTGACACATCTGCATATGTTATGCAGTTTGTTGGTCCTCCGTTTACATTTTCAATTAGACAAGTTGGTTCGAACTGTGGGGCTATAGGACAACACTCTATCAAATATGCTAACGGAGCTGTTTGGTGGATGGGTCAAGCTGGAGGTTTTTTCGTTTATGATGGTACTGTAAAATCTGTACCATGTTTAGTTGAAGATTTTGTATTTACAAATAAAGGAGACAACCTTGGCTTAAGTTATGCTAATGGTGAACAAATATATGCAGGACTCAATCATCTTTATGAAGAAATAAGTTGGTTTTATCCTAAAAATGGTTCTTCATTAATTGATAGAGTAGTCACTTATAATTATTCTGAACAAACGTGGACAACTGGTTCATTATCTAGAACTACTTGGTTTGATGCCACACTATATGATAATCCTTACGCAACAGAATTTTCATCAACAGGCACTCCCTCTTTTCCAACAATACAAGGAGTAACAAATCAAAATGGTGCTTCAACTTATTATGCTCATGAAGTGGGTAATAATGAAGTAGATTTTACTGGAGCAAAAACAGCTATTCCAGCTTTTATTCAATCTGGAGATTTTGATTTATCTCAAGGTGGAGATGGACAATTTTTTATGAGCTTAAGAAGATTTATTCCTGATTTTAAATTAATTACTGGTGACGCACAAATAACTATTAACCTTAGAAAGTTTCCTTCTGATACTTCAACATCCTCGCCTCTCGGACCTTTTACAGTAAATAGCACAACTGAAAAAGTAGACACTAGAGCAAGATCTCGATTTGCAAGTATTAAAGTTGCGAATACTTCAACAGACCAAAACTGGAGATATGGAACTTTTAGAGCTGATGTGCAACCTGATGGAATGAGATAATGGCAAGAGTAGATATTATAATTCCAGAGCCAACACCAGTTTATACTGAAGATAATCAAAGACAAATAGCTCAATCTTTACAAACTCTTAAAGATAAGTTAAACACTTCTTATCAACAAGAAATAAAAAATGAACAAGATACTTTTAATTGGTTTTTATTATGACAATCAGATACAAAAGTGACACCTACGATTTAACAACAAGTAATATTACAACAATTTTAACTTGTCCTGTTGATGGAACAATATTAGTTAAATCATTACAAGCAAGTCACCAAAATGCAAGTAATGTAGATGTTGATGCATATTTACAAAAGTCTGGTGGATCAAATGTAGAAATTAGTCATGCACAATTAAATAAAAGTTTTACAAATATGGTAAGTGAAACTTTAGCGATGGAAGCATCTGATGTTCTAAAAATTCAAGCAGACACGGCTAATGAAATTACAGGTGTTGTAAGTTATGCTCTTATAGACAGATCCCAGGAAAATGGCTAGACAAAAATTTGTAAGTTTTACTCCCAGACCAAAACCTAGGAAAAGGCCTCGAAGACATAAAAAAAATCTTTGCAAAGCGGAAAAAAGAAGTTATAAGAAATATAACAGACAAGGCAGATAATTATGAATGATTTACCAAAAATACCAGCTGAAGCTAAAGAAGTAATAAAACATAAAAGAACAGGAAAAGTATATGCTAGTAAAGCTGAGTTTGATTCTGATGTTGCTGATCCCAATACTGACACTACTGTGGATGACTTTAGACAAGACCTCGAAATTAAAGTTACTAAAATTCCAATGGGTATTGAAACAAAAAAATAAATGAAACCTAGAGGTGCAACTGAACTTCAAATGGAAATGCTTAATAAGCATGTTTCAAAAGAGCTTTTAGAGAAAGTACAAATTTGTACATCAATACCAGGTAAGGTTCCATTAGACCCTGACAAACTTAATATATTGTGGCAAAAAAATTCTTATGATCAACCTAATCTTCAAGAATTTTTTAAAAATAAAGAAAGACATAAAGAATATGATTGGTATGTTTTTAACAGCCATTGGAATTATGAAAAGTTTAGATATTTTTTTGGAATACCAACTGAAAGATGTATCGTTATAAAAAATGGTATTGATGAATTTCCAATTAGAAAAATATATCAAAAAGGAAAACCGATAAAATTAATACATCATTGCACACCTTGGAGAGGTATAAATGTATTATTGTTAGCTATGCAACAAATAACACATCCTAACATATCTTTAGATGTTTATTCTTCTACTCAAGTATATGGCTCTGATTTTAGTAAAGTGCATGATGATGAATTTAAACCACTATACGATCAAGCTAAAGAATTACCAAATGTAAATTATATTGGATATAAACCTCATGAGTACATAAAAGAAATGATGCCTAATTATGATATGTTTGTTTATCCTTCTATATTTGAAGAAACATCATGTGTGTCAGCTTTAGAAGCTTTAGCGTCTGGGGTTCATGTAATTACAAATAATTATGGAGCCTTGTATGAAACTTGTTCAGAGTGGCCTGTCTATGTAAATTACTCAACTAATTATGAACAGATGGCAACAGATACTGCAAATGCAATCATGACTGCTGCAGGATATCTCCATGAAGATAGTATTCAAGAACATTTATCAGAACAACAAAAATTTTATAAAAAATTTTATAACTGGAAAAGCAAAGGACAACAATGGACTACTTTTCTTACTGGAGCTTTAAAAGATAAAGGTTTATAATTTTTTATGTTTGAGTATGAAAAACTTAATGAATACATTATAAAAGTAAAACTACCAGATTTAATTTTTGATGAAATAAAAATATGGAAAAAAGAATGTGATAAAATTAAAAATCACAAATTATCTTTTTTAAAAACTATGGATAATGCTGGAACTGAAGGCAATAATTATCAAGTAAGTGTTTCTAAATTTTTAATTTATGATGGATTTTGGTTACCTTACGTTTTAAGATTAATTTCAAAACTTTGTGGAGGCCACCATAGAGATTATTATTTAAGAGAATGGCCTGGTCATTTTGAATCTGACGTTTGGATAAACTATGCTTACAAAAATAATTATAATCCAATACACAGCCATAGTGGTTTTGTCTCAGGAGTTATTTACTTACAAAATCAAAATGATTTAACTATTTTTCCAGATCAAAATTTTAGTGTACAAGGTAAACCAGGGGAGATGATTTTATTTCCTTCAACATTAGAGCATCAAGTAGAGAAAATAAAAGATAATTATGAAAGAATAACTTTTGCATTTAATATAAATCTTGATAAAAACCATGAAAGAGTAAAAGGGCACCATGAAAAAAAATAATGAATTTGTAAATGAAGATACTTATCAAACGTTAAAAGAATTTAGAGTTGACCCACCCTCTCAAGATTTAGCTGTTAAGCCATTATGGAAAAATAAACCAAAAACAAAACCAAAAAAAGATTATTCTATATTTGTTGCTACTCCAGTGCATAGTGATGTATCTTTACATTATACACAAGCATTACTAGAGTTTCAAAAGTACGCAAATGAACAAGGTGTAGAAACACATTTTCAATTAATGAAATCTTCATTAGTTACTCAAGGAAGAAATTTATGTGTATCAAGTTTTTTGGAATCAGATCAAACTCATTTGTTATTTATTGATTCTGATATATGGTTTCATTCTCCGTCAATACTTAGAATGGTAGAAAAAGATAAAGATATAATATCTATACCTTACCCGTTAAAAACAATGATGTGGGAGAAACTATTTCAAAAAATACAAGATGGTGTAAATATACAAAAACCTTACGATTTAAAAAAATATTTAAATACTTATCCTATGAGAGTTGAAAACCCTAAAAGTATAATTATGGATAATGGTGTAATTGAAGTTACCCATAGCCCTACAGGTTGTATGTTAATTAAAAGAGAAGTTTTTGAAAAGATGATTAAGGCTTATCCTGATAAAAGTATTGTGCAAAAAACTGTTATTAATGGGAAGTATGTAGATAGACCAAATATGTGGAATTTTTTTGACACTTTACATGATCCAGTAGAAAAGGTTTATTTAGGTGAAGATTTTGCTTTCTGTAAACTTTGGAAAGATTTAGGTGGCAAATGTTATGCATTAGTGGATGCTCCAATAGTTCATGTAGGTGATCATACATACGAAGGTCGATTTAGTGATGAGTTGATAAGCAAACAGTAAAATGGTAATATATGCTATAATTAGGAAATTACTATATGGACCCATTCACAATAGCACTAGCCACATTTGGCGTACAAAAACTTAGAGGAAAATCTACAAAAAGATCATTACGAGATGCATTCTTAGTAGGAGGTGGTTCTTATGCATTAGGACAAGCGGCTCCCCAATTAGGAATTGGACAAGGTTCAGCTTTCTCAGGTTTAGGTTTTGGTCAGTCTGCCAAAGGTG